GAACTGCGCGAGGCCTACGCCCACGTCAAGGGCGAGCTGGCCCAGCAACAGGCCACCACCAGCGGTCAGCATGGCCCCTGGCGCTTCCGCTTCACGTCGCAGCGGGGCGAATGATGAACCGGCCGCAATTCGCACAGCCGCCGGTGCAGCGCACCGTGCTCGACCGCCTGATCGGCTGGGCCAGCCCGCGCGCCGGCCTGATCCGCCTGTACCACCGCCAGCAGCTGCAACGCGCCTACGAGGCCGCCAACCCGCGCGACGGCTGGAAGCCGCGGCGGGGCGGCGCCAGCGCGAATGCCGACCACTACGGCGACGCGGTGGCCATCCGCAACAAGGCGCGCTCGCTCTACCAGAACGTGCCCTACGTGTATGCCGGCGTGGAAGGCCGCGTGTCCGCTGCCATCGGCACCGGCATCACCACGTACGCCACCGGCGCGCAGGCTGAACTGAAGAACCAGGTATTCGCCGAATGGTCGAAGGTCTGCGACGCTGACGGCCGCCTCAGCCTGGGCGCCTTCCTGGCCGCCGCCTATCGTGCCCGCCGCATCGACGGCGAAGTGCTGATCCGCCTGCGCTGGCGCCGCGCATCCGACGGCCTGCCGGTGCCGCTGCAGCTGCAGCTGCTGGAAATCGACTGGCTCGACTCCACCCGCATGAGCGCGCCTGGTGCCGGCGGCGCCATGCCGGGCAACACCATCATCAACGGCATCGAATACGACGTGCTGGGCAAGGCGGCGGCCTATTGGCTGTGGGACCAGCACCCCGGCGAAATCGGCCTGGTGCGCGCCCGCGGCCGCACGCAAAGCAAGCGTGTGCCGGCGTCGGAATTCATTCACTTTTTCCGGCCTGAACGCCCGGGCCAAGGACGCGGCATTTCCAGCCTGGCGTCGATCATCACCCGCGTGCGTGATGTCAGCCTGCTGGAAGACGCCGAGATCGCGCGCAAGAACCTGGAATCGCGCCTGTCTGTACTGGTCAGCGGCGACCCCTCGGCGCTGTCGCAGGCCGACGTGGAAGGCATGAACCAGGCGCGCAGTGCTGCAACCGGCGACCTCGGGCCGCTGGCCAGCGGCGGCATCACGCAGCTGCCGCCTGGCATGAACGTCACCACCGTGGCGCCGAACGCATCGCCTGGGTTCATCGAGCACATCAAGCACGAGATGCACATCGTCTCAACAGCGATGGGTGCCACCTACGAGATGTGCACCGGCGACATGACCGAGGTGAACTTCAGCAGCGCCCGCGTCCGCCAGGGCGACCTGCGCCGCGACATCGAGGCCGAACAGTGGCACAGCATCATCCCGAACCTGTGTGTGCCGATCTGGCAGGCCTTCATCAGCGCCGGCGTGCTGGGCGGCCAGTGGCGCACCAACGACGCCACATGCGACCACAGCACGCCCAAGTGGGACTACACCAACCCTGACCAAGACGCATCCAGCGAACTGAAGCTCATCAGCTCGGGCCTGCTGACCATCAGCGAAAGCCTGCGCCGCCGTGGCTACAACCCTGACGCGGTCTTCAAGGAACTGGAAAGCGACTTCAAGAAGCTGGGCGAATCCGGCGTGCTGCAGATTCTTTTCATGCTGCAGAAGGGCCGGTTCTCGGTTGACGGTAACGGCAGCAACACCCCTGCAAACGACGGAAGCTCAAGCAATGCGTAATTCAGTTCAGCGCGGTGACATTCTCGATCTGGACGCGGGCGTCGCCGTCACTGCTGGTCAGGGCTTCCTGTTCGGCGATTCGTTGTTCGGCATCGCGATCATCGATGCCAAGCATAGTGTCAAAAGTGCGTTCGCCATCAACGGCGTGGCACAGATCGCCAAGGCGCCTGCCCTGGCAATCGCCCGCGGCGATCGCCTGTACTGGGACGCGGTCAATCGTTGGGTCAACAAGACCGCTGGTGGCTCGCAGGTCGGTATTGCAACCGAGGATGCGGCGGCATCGGCTGCGACGGTTGCCATGCTGCTGGAACTGGTGCCAGCCCCGGTGTCCGGTGGGGGCACCCATCTGCCAAGCAGGCCCGCCACGAGCGGGCCTTTTTCATTGACTCGCAGCGACCGCTTTTCGGCGCGCCGATGAAAGTTGTCTCACGCTCGCCTAGAAATGAGACAGCAAGCACGGAACGATAGCGCCATGCTGAATCCAATCGCTCCCGCACCTGGCGCGTCCCAAAGCGCCGCGCGCCATGTGATGCCGGTGCAGCTGCGCACCGCGTCGCTGGTGCCCACGTCGTACCGCGAGGCCGACAACACCATCGAGGTCGTCTGGACCACCGGCTCACGCCGCCGCGCTTACGACTGGTACAACGACCAGGTCTTCGAAGAAGAACTCGACGTGTCGCCCGAAGCGGTCGACATGACCCGTTTCGATGCGGGTGCGGTTCACGTTGTCGACACCCATCGCACCTGGAGTCTGGACGCCGTCCTCGGCCGTGCCATCGAAGGCAGCATCGTCAACGGTGAAGGCCGTGCACGCATCGCCTTCAGCACAGACCCGGCCAAGGCCGGTGTCATCGGCGACATCCGCGCCGGAATCATCCGCAGCATGTCGTTCGGCTACTCGGTCGAGCGCTACGAGATCACGCGCGCGCAGGACCGCACCGACGGCGTCAACCTGCCGCTGTACCGCGCGGTGCGCTGGACGCCCGCAGAACTGACGTTCTGCGCCGTGCCGGCTGACCCGCACGCGGCCAGCCGCGCCGGCGAGACCGCGCAAACCCGTTCCCAACCTGCGCACGGCAGCGCGTGCGAGTTCACCACCCGGGGTGCTACGCCCCTCACTTCCAACCAGGAACCCACCATGACCGAAGCCGAACTCCAGGCGCAGCGGGACGCGGAAGCAGCTGCCCAACGTACTGCCGCTGAAGCCACCCAGCGTACCGCGCAGGAAGCGGCCGCCACGGCCGCCGCCGCAGCCGCCGTGCAGCGCAGCGCCGACATCACCGACCTGTGCCAGCGCCACAACGTGCCGCACCTGGCCGCCGGCCTGATCCGTTCCAACGCCACGCTGGACGCTGCCAACAGCAGCGTGCTGGCCGAACTGGCCGTGCGCAGCGCCGCCGGTGGTGGCAACACCAACGTGCAGGTGCAGACCATGCGCGACCAGGCCGACACGCGCCGTGCCGGCGTGGAAGAAGCGCTGCTGAACCGCTGCGACCCGCGCCAGGCGCTCACTGACAACGGCCGCCAGTACCGGGGCATGAGCCTGCTGGAAATCGGCCGCGACTGGCTGGAAGCCAACGGCGTCACCACGCGTGGCCTGGACCGCATGACGCTGGCCCAGCGCATGCTGCATTTCCGCGGCAACATGGCTACGCGCGAAGCTGCATTCCATACCACCAGCGACTTCGCCAACATCTTGGCGAACGTGGCCTACAAGCGCCTGCGCATGGGCTATGACGAGAATCCCGGTACCTACACGCGCTGGGCCCGCCGTGCGCCGAACCTGGCTGACTTCAAGCCCATCAGCGTGGTGCAATTGGGGGCCATGCCCGATCTGCTGCTGGTGAACGAAGCCGGTGAAATCAAGTACGGCACCTTCGGCGATGGATCGGAAAAGTACAACCTGCTGACCTACGCTCGTATCGTGGCGCTCAGCCGCCAAGCCGTCATCAACGATGACCTGCGTGCCTTCGACCGCGTCGTGGCCGGCTTTGGTGCTTCCGCCGCCCGCCTGGAAAACCGGACCGTCTACGCCCAGCTCACGGGCAATGCCAACATGGCTGACGGCAATGCGTTGTTCAGCGGTGCGCACGGCAACAACGGTACCGGTGCCGGCAGCGCGCTGCAGTTCAGCTCGTTGGTTTCCATGCGTACGGCCATGCGGACGCAGAAAGGGCTGAACAGCGAGGAACTGAACTTGGGTCCGGCCTTTCTGATCGGCCCGGCGGCGTTGGAACAGACCATGTACCAGCTGACCAGCAGCCAATATGTGCCGGCCCAGCAATCCAACGTGAATGAATTCCGCCAGGGCGGCCGCACGTCGCTGGACCCGATCATCGAGCCCATCTTGGACGGCATCAGTTCCACCGCCTGGTACGCCGCCGCCAGCAGCTCGCAAGTCGATACGGTCGAGTACGCCTATCTCGACGGCGCCGAAGGCCCGGTCATCGAAAGCGAAGTTGGCTTCGAGGTCGACGGCATCAGCTTCAAGTGCCGTGAAGACTTCGCCGCCAAGACCATCGATTGGCGCGGTCTGTATCGCGCCGTCGGCGTCTAGGCCAGCTACACCCCAAACACCAGCAAGGAACAAAGATGAAAAACTTCGTGATGAACGACGACACCATCACGGTGCCGGCCCCGTATGCCGTCACCAGCGGCCAGGGCTGCATGTGTGGTGCGCTTTTCGGCATCGCATCGACCGACGCATCCATCGGTAATTCGGTGGAACTCGCCACGGAAGGTGTGTACGACATCACCGCGCTGAGCACCGACGTAGCCAGCGGTACCGCCTTCGCGCTGGCCTACTGGGACGACACGAACAAGCGCGTTACTGTCACGGCGTCGACGAATCTGAAGATTGGCGTCATTGTCGCGGCCAAGGCCAGCGGTGCCACCACGGCCCGCGTCCGGCTGAACGGCGCCTTCTGACCTGGCGTCTGGGCTTGATATGGCTTCGGCGGCATTGGGCGGCTTCGACCGCAGTATCGCGCGGCTCAATGCTGCCGTGGCGTCGCACCTGACCAATGCCGATGCTGCGCTGGATGGCCATGCTGTGCGCGTCGTGTTCGACAACGGTACACGCCAGTTCCTGGGCGGCATCGATGTACAGACCCCCAACGCAGGTTTGCCAT